AATTGCTTGGTGTCCATGTGGCTGGTGCCCCGAATGGGGGCTATGGTGTCTCTAGTGGAATTACACAGGAGATGATCATAGAAGGTTTGAAGAAAATCAGCTTTAAATACAAGATTGATGATTCTAATTTTCCCGTTGAATCCCAAACAGGATTGGATGAGCATTATGCTCAGTTCATTGGTCTTGGTACAGTTGACAAGTTCCCTGCTGGACCTGTCAAGAGTGCATTTGTCCCAAGTCGTATGCATGGTACTTTTTGCCAATTAGGTGCCAAACCAAGGAAGGTTCCTTCCTTGTTACGACCCAAGAAGATCAACGGTGTTTTAGTTGATCCGATGGTTAATGGTCTTGCCAATTATGGCTCTCCAAATTGCAGGACTATTGTGGGTGAAAAATTACGCATGGCAAGTGAGGCTTATTGGTCTTTCCTTCGGGACAAGAAAAATAGTCCTCATGATATCCAACCTCGTATCCTCGATCATGAGGAAATCGTATTGGGTATAAAAGGTGAAAAGCTCTTTAAATCTGTCAACAGGGGATCCTCCCTAGGTTATCCCTATAACGCTAGTCCTAAGCCGGGTTTTAAAGGTAAAACATTTTTACTCGGCTGTGAACAGGATTATGATCTCAAAAATCCTGAATTTCTCAAATTTATGGAGAATGTTAGTGAAACTGAACAGATGCTTTTTGAAAATAAGCGCCCTAAATTTATTTTTACTGATAATCTCAAAGATGAGAAATTGAAGCGCCAAAAAGTTGTGGAAGGAAAGACTCGCATCTTTTCAGCCGCTCCCTTTTCTTTGGTTTACCTTGTAAGAAAGTACTTTGGTGCTTTCACACTGTGGTTTGCCAAAAACAATGTTGACAATGGTTGCGCTGTTGGCACTAATCCATATTCACTAGATTGGGAAAAACTTGCCGGAAAAATGCTTGAAAAAGCTGGTGATCCAGAGCAACTGGCCTGTGGCGCAGGCGATTACTCAAAATTTGACGGTTCCGAGAAAGCTCGAATTCATTGGGCTATCTTGGAAATTATCCAAAAGTTTTACTCACAGAACGTCCGTGATCTGACTCCTGAAGAAATGAAACAATTGATCCAG